CCTCTTACTTCCACAACTTGTGATTCATTAGGTTTAGTTGCTTCAATAACGATTCCGCCTTGTTGCATACCATCCTTATCAGCACCTAATTCTGGAGTGACATTTGAGTTTTTATTTTTTTTCATATATTCTCCTTATACTATCTCTTAGGACCTTTCAAGATCCTAACATCTGTTTGTTTCATCATATCATTGACCATTTTTGCGTCAATTCCCATTTGTGTTTTTTCTAGCGATGTATCAGCTCTAAGTTCTGCTAATTCTTCGTTTTGTTGTAATTTCTCATCAAATTGTTGTTGACCCATTAATTGTTTAGATTTATCTAAATTAATCTTTTCTTGCTCTTGTTCACGTTTAGCATTGTCATCCATAGCTCGTAAATCAAGTTCTCTTGCTTTTAATTTAGCAATTGGGTCTCCACCATACTCTCCCATGATTTTATTTTCTTCATCTTTAAATTCTCCAGTCATTTCTGCAATTAATTTTGCTTTTCTAGACTCTAAATTCATAGACATCTGCATAATCTGCTGTTGGTACTGCGGATCTTGCTGTAACATTGGGTTTTGTTGCACCATTTGTTGCATTTGCATCAATTGTGCAATTTCTTCTCTAAATTCTACCTCTAATTGCTCTTGTGCCATTAAAGATATGTGTTCAAAGATGTTTTTTTCTAGTGCACCCATTACAGCCGGACTATTTCTTGCAATATTAGTCGCCATAAAGTTTAAATGGGTTGTAATATGCGCTTGATGGTCCTGTCCTTTGAAAGCTTGGAACGGTTTACCCGACATTGCAAGAATATTTTCTGCTGCAGGGTCCATTGGAGTCGGTTGTTGAGGCGGTGGTAAAATTTTATCAATATTTTTTACACCAATCGCTGAATACATTGAGTGAAATGCTTCATATAGGTTGTGCATTTGCGGATTTGACATTGCAAGTTGCAATTCTGTTTGTGCTAAACTAATTCTTTGTGATTGAGAAAAGATATTTGGGTCTGCAACTGGAATAATATCTACTTTATCATCAAAATCTGCAACTTTAATATTTCTTTGTCCACCAACTACGTCGTATGGATACTCTTGTGGCAGATAAGTTTTATAAACACCTGCTAATAATTTAAATTCATTCTTCATCGCCACATACAATCTCTTATGTATGGCTGACATGACTCTTGAACCACGTTCTAATAGAGCAATAGTCGTCCCAACAGCTGCTTGTTGGTTGCCGTCTCCGACCTGCATGTCAGCGATGGCGGCAAATCGTTGCCCTGCCGATACCACAATACCCATCAACTGCAATAAAGTTGGTGATGGTTCTTTAAATGGTAATGGCATAAATGCATCCTTGATACTTCCTCCAGGCGCATCTACATCTCTGAATTCTCCAGGTTGAATTGCTTGTGCTTCGTCTCTTACTCTTATTCCTCTTTGTTTAAATCCTGCTGGTAAATTACTTAATGTACCCGCATCTAATAGTTGTCTTAAAGCTTGTGTTGCAGTTCTCGATAAACCACCGATCATGTGTATTAATCCAAAACCGTAAAAACCCATTCCAGGTAAAAATTTAAAATGTACAAAGTAATCTATTTTAGATTTTGTTGGATCTTCTGCTTGGAAATTTCTTCTAATAGATAATACTTCTCTACTACCCATTTCAATAGTTACAACATAAGGAAGTTTAATTCCTGTTGGTTCACCTTGTGAATCTTTGTCTTCAAATCCTTCAAGGTCTATGTCTGTGTGTACTTCTAAAATTGTAAAGATGTCTTCATCTTGTGTTTTCTTAACACCTTCCAACTCTCTTTCTTTTTTCTGTACTTCTGTTTCTTCATTATAGCCTGGTGTTAATTCTATGTCTTTATAAAAACCTGAAACTTGTTTTTTTCTAACTTCGTTTTCAGACATTTTAATCATGTGAATAACAGACTCTGCATCTTCTAAAGATGTTGCAGTGTAAGGGACTACTAAATCATCAGCCGGTACAAATTTTGACACGGCTCTGCCAAGAATTTCATCGTAATAAACTTTCTTGAACGCAGAGCCGGCAAGAGGGAGATAAAAAAGCATTTGATCGAACTCGGGTTCATACTCCTTCATCACATCCATGAGCTGATAGTTCATGAATTCTTTAACTCTGTTTGATTGTTCTTCTTTGGCTCTGTCTGCAAGTCCAATTATTCTAGTGTGGACTGGACCATTAGCCGGTAATAATTCTTTATAAGCTTGTGCTTGAAACTGTGTAACCGCTTCTGCAAGAACAGGGTGCGTTGCACCACTTGCTCCTTGGAAAGGTTGTGTTGGGTTTTCGTATTTAAATCCTAAAAGGTCTAATCCTTTTGTGTAACTATCTTCCCAATCTTTTCTTGAAGATTTATATTGATTGTAATTTGCTACAAGTTCAGAACCTAGTTTACCTAAAATATCTTCTGGTAATAATTCTGCTAAGTTATCGAAGTGTGATTCTCCTCCACCTGCATTAACTGCTTCGGGATCAAAATTAATTGTTGCTCCTCCGTCTTCTTCTTGAGTTACTTCAATATCATCTGGACCAACCTGCTCTTCAATAGTTTCTTGTTGAGCTTCGACGATTTCGTCTTGTCCAGGTATTTTAATTTCAGTCTCTACGTTTGGTAGGGCTTTGTCTATATCTGCCATTTATATTCTCCGAGTTCTTTATTGTTGTAACCTGTTTTGTAGGAACATTCAACCCTTGTGAGTCTGGTCCCTTAAGTGGTGGGATTTCCTTAAATTTGACGTGTTGCATATTTACCACAAGAGTTTTATTCTTCACCAAACATACCTCTCTTATTTCTGTAGTCATCAAACATTTCATAACCACTAATACCCATTGATAATGCTAGACCCGGTAATCCAAATCTACGCGATACTGTTTTTAAAGTTGTAGGGCTAATTCCTAGTCTCATTGTTTTTGCAATTGTAGGATTTATTCCTTTTGTTGCAAACTCAGTTGCAGGACCTGCAAATGCTGCACCCATATAATTAAATGGGTTTGTTGCAATATCAGTTAACGAATCTCCTTGTTGTACTTGTTCAGCTAAATACAAAGGTTCTGTTGCAAGTAATCCAATTGGTGAAGCTGCTGCAGATAATCCTCTACCTAAAGTTTTTAATGCTGTTTTTGTAATACCAGATTTCTTTGCACCTAACGCGCCACTTCTTGCAGCCTCAATTGTTGATGGTGCAACTGCTGCTGTACCTGCTACAGCTGCTGTTCCTAATGCTGGAAGATACGCATCTCCGATTGCTGGACTTTCTTGTGGTGTATCATCTAATGATCCTGTCACCATATCCATTAATAAATTTTTTTGTTGTTCTTCGTTTGACAAATAAGTTGTTGGATCATCGTTCATAAATTGTTTAACAAAACCCGCGGCTACTGCACCACCTGCTGCAATCGCACCAAACTTACCCGCACCTCTTAACATTGGACTTTTTAAAAAACCTGTGGCAGCACTTTTAACTTTGTTAAAGGGCCCTTCTTCATAAGGAAGTTTATTAATATCTTGTGCTAATTTTTGAGGATTTTTTTGTAGTGCATCTTCAACAGCGTCTACACAGCTAACCATTGACCCGCCTGTGTTTCTTGATCCGACTATTCTACAAATTGGTCCGTTATTTGCTGCGTCAGCTCTAGCGTCATTAAAAAATAAATTTACAGCTCGTGTAACACCTCTATCTTTGTAAGTAGTAGCTGCTGCTTTTGAAATACTTTCTTCTGTAGGAATGTTTGTTCCAAGTTGTTGTCCTTCAAAAATATAAGAAATTCCTCCTGGAAGCTTGTTTACTTTTTTAGAAGCAGACGAAAGAATTTTGTTTTGTTCAGTTACATCTTTTGCATTTTTAAAATCTCTTTGTAATTTACTATCAATATAATTTAATTGTCTATTTGCATCTCTAAAAACTACTTCGCTATCCCACCAATTATTTTTAACACCAGAGGGGTGATGGACTTCAAAAGGACTATAAATTTTTTCACCTGTTTTCTCTATTCCTGTTTTAGCCAACAAACCACCTAAAGTTTCTTTTTGACCTTTGTAATTTAATGTCGTGTCTTTTATTTTATTTTTTAATTCGTAAGAATTTTTTGCTTTATTAAAAACATTTTTATTTCCTGTTTCTTTTGCAATAGTAGTATCTAAATATTGTTTTAAAGTTTTACCTTTTCCTTTTATTGTATCATTTAATTTAATTGTTTCACCGGTAGTTGTGTCTGTAAATTTTATATTTTTATAATAATTATTTAATGCCCAGGATTTATTTCCTTGTTCATTTATAGGTAGGTTATTAAAAAATTTTTGATCAAGAGTCCATCTACCATCTCCGTCTTTTGCAGATCTATATAAACTGTGCCACAGAGCTAATTCTGGTTTGTATACCCCTGTTCTATTTTTACCTAAAGTGTATCCATTTGGAAAAACACCTTGATCTTTTTGTAGCCTGACTATTGCTTTTATATTTTTTTCTCTTGTTAATTCTTTTAAAGTTTTCCCTGTATCTCCTATAGTCTGGTCACTTCTATATTTTTCTTTTAAATTTTGTAAAATTCGTTCTTTATTTGTATTATAGTATTTACTCTCTTGAACCCTTCTTTTAGCTTTGTAGTCTTCTTGAGATCTTCTTTTTTTAATAGTATCCAATCTTTCTGGACTCATATTTCTTAATTGATCAATAATAGGATCTGATTGGGGGACTCCATATTTAAATTTATTAAAGTCAAATGTTTTGTTTGGAAATCTTGACTTGATTGCTTTTATAGTTGCTGCGTCTAATTTTTTTACTAGAAGACCTCTAGCATTATAAAAATAACCTTTTGGTGCCTTGGCCATTAAACCTCCAGGATCTTAGCTAGTCCGCCTCTTGCAAAATCTTCTACGAACCTTGCTGTCATTCTATCAAATCTTGGATCACCTGGTCTTAAACCATTTGCGTCTCTAACTTTAGTTAAAACTCTTTCTGTAAAAATTGCAATCTCTTCTGAGCTTGCACCTGATGGTAACATCTCTACAATCCTTGGACCAAAGTATTTATCAACCAATGCTAAAGGATCTCCTGCAGCACCGCCGCCACCTTCTGTAATTGCTCTAACATCAGCACCATCTACGATATCTGCAAACGTTGTTTGATTAGGATTTTCTTTTTTTAATGCTTCTACTAAAAATTCTCTAGCTGATCCACGTTTAGCTGTGCTTTCTCCGACATTGTCAAAGTAGCCTACACCAAATTTTTGGTCTACAAGATTCTGTACAACATCTTCTGGTCTTGCGTTGTATTCAACTGCTTCATCAAAAGGTGTTGTTCTAACTGGAGGAGTGTTTTCAAATGCAGATAGTTCTTCTATCTCATCTCTAGTCATTAATTTTTTGTCACCAGACGCTTCCATCTCGTCAAATTTTTTCTGTAAAAATCTTTCTCTGTTTGCTTCTCCTGGTGCCGGATCTAAGTTTCCTTTTTGATACTCTGTTTTCATTTGAGCGACATAGTCTGCGTTTTCTTTTCTTATTCTATTTGCAGAAGCAAGTGTGCCGTCAAAATCATAAGCATCTAGACCGCCGACATCTATGTCAAGTTCTGTAATTTCATCTTCGTCCAACATTCGTTTGCCTTGTTTATTTTTAACGATCTCGTCTAATCTAGACATTAAAGCTGATTTCTCTTCATTAGGTAAAACTTTAGTTCTTAAAGATTCTAAACCCTGTGCATCCAGGTCCCTGGTCCCTGTTGCCAGGTCCGTGATGTTTGTAACTGCAGGTGGATTATAAAACTCATCCATCTTCATCATGTTGGTTAAAAGTTTATTAGCTTGTACGTCGTTAAGTTTGTCAGCTGTTGCAAATCCAACTGAGCTTTTTAATTCGTCTAACGCTTTGCTTTTAGATATTGCACCAAGTGCCTCGAGGTTTAAATCCATGTCTAGGAAAGGTTCTGAAGATTTACCGACTCCCATGAAATTAACATTGGACCGGGTACCAAGGACATCGGACAAGTTCCCACCCAATTTAGAATAGAGTTTTGTGATTGCGTCAATAATAGTTTTTTTAGCCATAATACTTTACTTCTCCTCGTA